ATTGAGCGGGTTCATGATGAAATTGTTATCAGCGCGGCATTTCGATGAGATTATATGGGATGCGCGCCCGACTGCTGATCTGTGTGAATATGTCACACGCAACGGATTCGAGTACGCGTCCCACCCCCTTGAAATCTTCCTCGCTTGTATAGCGATCGCAGAGCGGCAGGAGTTCGCGAAGTGTGGTAATCTTGCGGTCGATCGACTGCCTCCACTCCTGAAACTTCTCATTACATGGGGCATCGACCACCAAAGGACGCAACGGCTGTGCGGACACCTGCACAGGCAACACATCCATAACGGGCGGATCGCCGAACACGGCGGGCATCACACGCTTCAGGTAGGCACATATCTTGCGAAGCCCGCTCTCAGCGACGAGGAGCACACTGCTCGCAAGAGATGAGATGCTCGGATTGTCACGCTTGAGCGCCGCGAGCTCATCGCCCTGTACGAGGAAGTAATCCCGTCCGTGCTTGCACCGCGCAAGCGGCTCCTGCAAGGTCTGACTGATGCTCTCGCGCGCCATGCCAAGGAGCGCGGCAACATCCGCCGTGGAGAGGACGGGGCGCTTTTTGTAGTGCTTCATGATGAGGATGTAGGGGCTGCCCGTACGCCGCAGCGCTTCCTCCATCGCGTTGAACGCCTGAATGTACTTGATCTTCCATTCGAGTGCCTTCTTGCCCGTGAACCCCATCACGAGAAGAGAGAAACCGTCGCGGTTCATCAGGTATTCGGGATATGATTTTCCAGTTCCTGCCGTGTAACTCGTTTTATCGAACATAGGGGTCAGAGCGGAATTTTCCGCTCTGATGTTTTCGATCCCCGCAAGAACATCTTTGTGCAATTTCCCAAAATGCTCTGCAACCTGTCGACTTGATACAACAACCTTTCCGTCTGTGATTTGCACCAATTTTTCCATTATGCATTTCTCCTTTTCCTACCCGAAGAATCATGCTATAATGGATTTAGCAAATCCTTCGGGGTTAGCTGTGGGTTTCGCTTGTTCCTTGTCCAGAGGTGGAGCGAAACCCTATTTCTATGCTTTATTTTACTCTAGATGTTTACCGGTGCTATCACTTACACGTATCACCACTGGAATCCGACCATCCCGTTGAACCGTATGGTAATATCCCGCTTGTCTAGTAATCCCACCAATATCATCCGCAGTCAATTCTGTACCATATTTTTGATTGATTTTTTCTGCAACACCTGCCTGAGATCCATTTCGCGAACCGTATTCTTCCAAAATTTCCCGAACAATGTCGCTAATCTCTTCCGACGGTCTACTCATAAACTGCCCCCCATCTGTTCTCTGAATACGCCCTGACAGCATATCGTCAACTAATTTTATGCCGCGTTTCAGAATGTCTGTCCGCGTTGTCCCTAAAGTATCTGTACAGCGTTGTAAGCTCTCTGCTTCATCCTGCGTAAGCCGAATTTCAAGCCGTACATTTTGTGGATTTTCCGATTTAGGTCTTCCCATTCGAGCCATTGTCTCACCTCTCTTTTTGCCCGTGTTTTTATTATATTTTATACGGTATAAAAGTCAAGAGGTTTTTCGAATTTCTGCAAGCAAAAAGACAGCATCGCGCTGTCTTGTGTGGTATAATGCTTGTAGCGTTGCCGTACGGTAGTCGGTGTAACGACCGTCCGATCTGTCTTTTCCCTCGCCGCCCGTGGCAGTGTCGGCGCATCCTCCCTGATCTGCCGCTCGACAATCGTTGCAGCACGCTCCACCGTGGGAGCTGTGACATGGTAGGTCACCGCAGGAGCACGATGTCCTGCCTGTACCTCCGCAAGCCGCCGCTGCAGAGCCTCGGCGTTACTCTTGGAGATGTCGAGCTGCGCCCGCAGAACCGCTGCGTCCTGCGTCTGCTCCTGCGTCATGACGGCGGGCTTTTCAGTCGCCGTCTGCTCTACTGCGGAGCGTCGGCCAACAGCATAGGCTATGCCAGCAAGCAGGATGCACAGAATTACCAGACAGGTCGTTTTATGCTCTCTAACAGTCTGTTTGACTCGTTCGAGCATGTTTTATCCCTCCCCCACGCATTATGCGTAATCCGTCACCCCGCGTGCAATGGCGCGGGCGAAATCATCCTGTCTGCCTCTCAGTAACGCTTCGTCCTCCTCGTTGCTGATAAAGGCAAGCTCCACCAGTACGGCGGGCATGTCCGTTGCATGGAGGACAGTAAGCTCTGGACGCTCTTTCAGGCCTCGATCTACGGTGTCGAGGCTGTCAACGATCTGCCGCTGGATGCAGTCGGCAAGACGTTCGGCGCGCCCGCCCATGTTGTGCACGAGCGTCTCCGTGCCCTGTGCGCTCGTATTGCCCGCGCTGTTGCAGTGGATGGACACAAAGATATCCGCCGGCCACTGATTCGCGCAGTCGCACACGGAGCAGTCCTGCCGATCGGCATAGTCACTATCCCAGTTGAGATTGTCGCTCTGCCACATGTGCACCTCATAGCCGACGGCTTCGAGGTAGCCTTTTACGAGTTCCCCGACCGCCGCCGCTACGTCGCACTCACGCAGTCCTGTGATGGGGCTCACTGCACCGCTGTCATGCACAAGGTCATGCCCGGGATTCAAAAATACTTTCATTTGTCATTCCCTCCTTTTCCAATGCCGCCTCTACGGCGTGCCATTTCAACAAGTGCCCCTGCCTCGTCAATCCCCGAACTCTGCATATTTTCAAGGATGGAGATGAACTCCGTGAGCGATAGATACCCAATGACAAGTGTCGCGGCAAATGCGGGCGCATGTGCTTTGAGCAGAATAAAGTCAAGCATCAACGCCGCCGAGACGACGCCGAAGTATGTAAGGATTTTCGGGACAAAACGCTTGCGCATGATGTCGCTCTTGATGTAGCCCGCACGACGGGCTTTTCTCACGTTCCGAAAGGCTTGCCACAAGGACGGCTGATCGGTCCCCGTATCAACGAGATGTTGCCGCGAGAGGGCAAGCCATTTCGTCGCAAGGTCAAAGCAGACGAGCAGCGCGAACGCTGCAAATATCTGCACATGATCCTCATAGGCAATGGTGAGCGCAATGGACAGGCCCGCCTTTGCCCCCCACCCCTCTGTAAGACGCTGAATAACCGGCATAAAATCCATACGTTGTCTCCTTTCTGAGCATACAAAAAGCCGCCATGCCCTAATGACGGCTTATGTTATCCTACGGGTGTACGACGATCCATTCCGCGACTTTCTCACGGTAGTTTTCCAGGACGACGGGCAAGTTATGCGGGTTGTCCTCTGGCGCGAGCGCGTACTTGCCTCCTTTGACAAGGACGCCGTATGCGACGATCATCCAGCTGTAGATGACTGCTGCCATGTTACTCACCTCCTTTCATTTTTGCTTCAAGTGCGGCGAGGCGCGTCTGTATATTGACCATCCCCTCCATGACGGCAAGCTCCGTTTCGGGGATGGGCTGCACGTCCATTTCCTGCGGCTCGGTGTCCTCGGGCGGCGTAGGTATTGGTTCTGGTTTTGGTCGCTCGATCTGCACCCATTTTCCCGCCCGCCAGTAGAGGTCATAACCTTCCTTGACTGTTCCCGGCGGCTTGACCTCGGTCATGTTGCCGGGGATTTGCCACGCCCCAGAGATCGGTGATCTGTCGGTGTCGTCAAGGACACGCTCACCGATGTATTTGCCGCCCTCGGCGTAGGCGTAGACTGTTTTTGTCATGTGTATCCTCCTCTAGTATTTGATCTGTGCGATCAAGGTGATTGCAGGCGGCTGCACCGTCCGTGATGAGTTGTCCTGCTTTGGTTGTCATGTATTACGCTCCTTTCACCTGCGCGTAGGAGCGCAGGTCTAGTATCTGATGATTGGTATATACCCGATATTCTTCGGGCGTGTCTCGTCCGCAATTCTTGGGTTTGGATGTTTATGCGTCGGCGTGATACCTTGCACGGGCGTGGCTTTACCGCTCACCAGATTATTCGGCGCATTCCCGCCTGTCACCGCATTTGACGAATACAAGAGTGGCGTGTTGTAACACTCCATCAACTCATGCCCATGGTCTTGTACCGCATCGCTTTCGTAACTTCCTGCTGTACGTATGCCATCGACAAAGCGCACAAACATCCCTGTCCAGTTCGGCAGCACCATCGTCGCGCTGCCATCTCCACTCCCGAACAGTCCCGCGTTTGCGGCTGTGTCATCCGTCCAGAGGTGATAACGCTCGGCAAGGGCTACAAGGCGCGGATAGTCCGCACGCTGTACGGTCGCGCCGTTCGCCTTGATATACCCCGGTGGAAGATACAACGACCCGCGCACCGCTCCGACGGGCGTGCCGTCGCGCAGATCGTCAATTATCCACACGACCGTACCGTCATGGATAATTACCCCCCCGTTTTCGGTCGTCTGTTTAATTTTATCGGGTAGCTCCGCGCCTGTCGTGCCCGCACTCACGCACTCAAGCCGCGCCCACGATGGCAACGATTTGTGATACGCGATGTCGCCTACTGCGTAGGTCTTGTTGCGCCCGAGGATGGCAATTCCGGCGTCGCTGATCACTGACATCATAGCTGCCGTGAGGTGCTTCTTTTCGATTACACCGTCGGCAATGTGGTCACCTGTGACGCTCTTTGGCGGGTGGTCCATCGGGGTCTTTGTGCGGTGCTCGTCAAGGATCCCCGTTGCCGCGCTCGCGATTGCCTCCTCGAGATGATTCGTGATCCCCTCCACATCGCTATCCATGCAATCATGTCCGTGATTAACAATCAGATTTGCGATTGCCTTGCACATTGCCGACCACTGGTAGTACATCTTGTTGTGCATACGGGAGAGTGCCATACCGGGCATAACACCGCCGACACGCTGTGTTGCCTCTTTGTACTCCGAATCGTTATATGTCCGCTCAGGTGTGTTCTCCTCGTTGAAAATCTGAAAATTTGTCTTTGCCATTGTTGTTCTTCTCCTTATGTCCAGCAACCGTCATCGTATCCATTCATACCGCTCTCTGTACCATCAACATCATAGGCAAAAGACACATCGGGCAGTGCATTCATCCAGTCAGCGTGGTCGTATCCCTTGATGGTGTCCGTCTCGAGATCGTAGCCGAACACAGCACGATCAGAAAAATAGTAATTCACACGAACACCCTGCGGCTTCGGAACGATCAACCCTTGTCGCACCATCTCCTTGGTGATCTGGTCGATAATCCCAATGGCGAGCACGTCGATGCTCATGTCCTGATTGTCCTGTATGATGATGCCTTTTCCAAAGAGCGTGTTCCAGAGCTCCTTGATATCATAGATGCCGCCCTTCCACAAATTCTTTGCAATCTGCGCCCGCAGGAGGTTGCGATATGCCGCGTTGTCAAGCACGGGTGAGAGTCCCTTATCCGGCTGATACGGAAGAGTGCGCTGTGCGCCGACGAACTCTCCGAGAATGTCTTCTTGTACGCCCGTCGCGTAATCAATATCAAATTCATCATCCAGCTCAATCGCCAGCGCAAAAATATCATCTGATGGGGCAAGCAAAACCGTGACCGTCTGCATGAACTTTTCACGCACACGGTGCTGGGAGGTAATGAGGTCAAGGTATGCGTCGATTAGTGCCATCAGATCACCTCCACCGTAACTGCTGCGGTCTTTGCGATGGCATTGTACGGGATGATGACATCGGCCACGCCGAGCGCACCTCCCACCCGTCCGAGCTGCACGCCTTGCAGGGAGAACGGAGGACGGAGGTCATCGTCAACGGCGGATGCAATCGCCGTCAGAATACCTGTTGTGGTGACATTCACCCCGATGCCGAGGCGTTCGATGTACGCTGCAATGTTGCGCTTGATATCCTGTTCGACCGCTGTCGTATAGGTAGCGTACTTCTTGACCGTAATCTTGACGGCAATGTCCTGATAAAGCGGGCGAAAGAAACGAATCTCGTTTTTCAGTCCGTCGGAATTGGTATAAATCGTCACGGTTTTCCCATGTGTGCCGCAGCCCGGTCCCTTACGCAGATAGATTTGCTCTGCGATGGCATCGTCAAGCCCGCCCTCGACCACGGCGGCGATGCTGTGGCTCGGGACGCCGTTCTCGTCCGTCTTGTTCGTGTCATTCTCGTAGACTTTGTATCGTGTGACCCCTGCGATGCTCGCAATGCCCGCGATGGTGCTGTTTAGCATATTCCGACTCGGGAGTGCGGTAGAAATCGCCTGACGGCGGCGCAGCTCCTCATCCGTTTCAATCGGGCGGCCTTTGACGGCGGGGACTTTGTTTGTGACTGAGAGCCATCCGTACTGTGGGTTGCTGATTTTCGCAATCGTTCCGACAGGAGCTTCGACCGCGCCGATGTCCTGACAGGTCGCCGTGATTTCGACGGTTTCACTCTCAAACTTGATGTTCTCCGGCAAACGCCACTTCCGCCCCTGCGTATCCTCGACAATTCCGGCGGGGATCGTTGTCCCGGGCGTTCCCGTGAGTGTCAGAACACAGGTGGAGCAGGTTGCAATCTTGCGCCGCAGTCCGTTCAGCTTGACACGGCTCGAGAGTCCTGTTCCAACTGCCGTTTTCACGCTCTGGTTGTTGTAGACAAGCTGCAAAAGCTGCATAGTATCGTACGTCTTGAGCGCAAACGTCGAGATCATCTGGTAATCCTGAGAATCGTTGCCGAGATAAACATCCCGACCGTAGATTTCTCGGAACTTCGCGATGAGATCATCCCGAATGTCGACATACGTCGGGATATGAACCCCTGCGTCGTCGATGTATGGCGCGAAATATGCCATTGCTACACCTCCTCGTCAATGCTGAATGCGCCGTATGAGCTCTGGATTGCCGCGCGGATCGTTAGTGTCCTGTTTTCGTTGTCCCAGTCGGGGTCAAAGTACAAAATCGAGAGCACCCCCGGTGTCTGTTGTATGCGCTCACGAATGATCTGCTGTGCCGCCTTGACATCACGGCTCGCGATGATTTTCTGCCAGTAGGGCACACCGTCCTCGATGTCCTCCCACCACTCGTAGACGAGGAGGCGCAGCCGCGTGAGCACCGCCTGACGGACGGCATCCGCGCCCTCAATGTAGGCGTGCCCGTTGCCAAGCACGAAGTCGCCGTTTTCGTCCAGTGCACGGTATCTCATCACCTCACCCTCCTGCAGTTACATTCGGACTGCCGCTCACATGTGTCCCGCTGAGTCCGCAGCTCTGACACACGGTCGTATCGCCCACACGGATCACAGGTCGCCCGTTGCATGTAACGGTGCTGCTGCCCGTGACACTTGCGAATGTCCCCCCATGCGGACAGTTGGTCGGGCCGGTATCATTCAGGCGATGAAGCGGGATCCCGTTCACCGTTACATTAGGACTCGCTGTTCCATTCGTCCCTGTGCGTCCGTGCGGGCAGCAGGGCAGCTTCATGTTGCAGGTGCCGCTTGTTGTGTCGCCGATTCTTGTTACTGCTGGCATTTATCTCTCCTCCTCACGGGTCATTCAGTCCAATGTGCCCCGCCTTGATGTTTACCTCCCCAGCCGCACGAATATTGATGTCACTGCCGCTGATCTCGATGTAGGAATCCCCTGCTGCGTTGCGCAGCTGCGCCGTACCGACTGAATATCCGCCGACAACGCCCGGCTGACTGCGGAATCCGACGAGGGCGAATCCGTCCGAGAGGTCGTGTCTGCGCTTTTCGACCTGATTCTGCACGCCGCCGCTCTGCCACCATGCGTCCATGCAGTTGTCACCAAACACCACAAGGCAGTCGTCGCCGGGCTGAATGGGAAGGGTCAGGCAGTAGCCGCCACCCGAATACACAAAGAATGGGACATCAGGCAGGATGGGGATATCTGCCCACGCGAGCACACCGCCGCGATTCATGCGCTCGCGGATCGCCAGCTGGACGGTGCACGTCTGCCGAGCGTAATCAACGGAGCGGATGATGCCGGGGGCGGCAACGCGTAAGTCCAGCCCGAAGGCATCCAGCTCGCGCTTGCTCTGTTCGATCTCATCCGTGATCCGCTCCGATATCTTTAGCACATTGTCACCTCATTTCATCGTCTGCCCAGCACCGTTCACGGCGGTCAAAAGCCCCATGCGACCGTTGCGGCTGACACCGACGACCGACGTTGTCCATTCATCGCCCCATGTGTCGCCCTTATGCTCGACGGAAAACACCTGATACTCGCCGTCTTTGTCAAATTGCGCCGTCTGCGGGAGCTGATCGCTCTTTTGCTGTCCACTGGCGGGGTCGATCTGGATCGCCTGACGCTGAATCAGCTCGTTGTCAATCTTTATCATCGAGCGCAGCTTTACCCGCGCATCGAGGAGCATCTTGATCTGAATGCCCTGATCCGTGTAGATTGGCGTGCCGACCAGTCCCGTCATCGGGGTGAGATGAAGCACGCGGTCGGCGGGAATTTCCTGCTCGACGGTCTCCACCGTGAGCTTGCCGTCCTCCCCCTCCCAATAGGCGGCATCATTCCATGTGCAGATGTCGCGCAGGTATTTCGCGGGCGTGCCGAAGAGCACCTTGCCTCGCGGGAGTGTCTGTTCGGGAAGCTCCTCCGACACATCGCCGATCTCGATTTTCTCATCCGCCTGCTGTGCGATGGCATTTACCACATCGCGCGGCGTACTGCCCGCCGCGACTGTGCTGCGGACGTGGTTCATGAACAGGCTCTGCATTCCCTTGAGCGCGAGAATCTCGAGGCGGTAGTCCGTGCCGTTCTCGCGGTTGCGGAAGACCTGTACAATGTCCCCTGTGAAAATCTCACCATACTGCCCCTCTTCGTAGCCGCCGAAGATAGATATCTGAAATCCCTCTTCGATGACTTCCTTCTCGGACGCTGCGCTCATGTTGTAGACGATGAGCGTTCCGATCTGCACAGCAGTCTCGGTCGTCGCCTTGGTCTGGAACTCGCATTTGAGGAGAGATACATCCATCTCCGCGTCATGATCGAGATCGAACTCATCCGTTGGATTGCCCTCCTCATCCTTCTTGTACGCGAGCTTATAGATGCTGATCTTCCATTTGCGCCCGTAGAGGCGCCCCTTGCGAGTCGCCAGCTCGGACACGGTCTCGTCATTTGTTTCGTCATTTGTCTCCGCCATCGCTGTCCCCCCAGATGATGTACCAGTCCGATTCCAGTGTCGTTTCGCTCGGCCACTGCTCCATTGCGCGGCTGCGCGGCACGATCCACGCGCTCCCGATGCCGAGGTAGCCGACCTGCTCCAGGATGTTCTGTCCCGGCACGAGCGGAAGCCCCGCGTAGACGCATTTCTCATTTTTGTAGATATCGACGAGCCAGTATTTTGCGAGGTCGTTGAAGCTCATGCGGAATTTGAGGAGGGTGTTCCCGCCGTCAATCGGTACTTTCGCACTGAATTTACGCTGCGGGATCGCCTGAAAGGGCACAATGCAAAACACGGACACACCTCCTAGGAGAAAACTTCTTCAACGGTATCTGTGAGCGCAGCAAGCGCGGTCTTGTTGACATCCTCGCCCGTCTGCACAGGGACTTGTCCCCCGGAGGATTCTTCTACCGATGCCGAGGCACGCGCACTGACCGTTGTCTCAGCGACCGATGCAAAGATGATCTCCCGCAGACGCACCGTGCACCGCAGTGCGTGGAGCGTATTCACGTCATCGGGCGCGGACAGCTCCTCGATCAGCATGTTGTTGTAGGTCTGCAGGCGCGTCTCGACCGTAATCGGAACACGCGAGAGCTGCATTGCACGCAGGCTCTTCCATGCCGCGACAGAACGGTTGCCGCCCGGCGTTGTCAGTATGTCGGGCATCTTTGGAAGCCCTTTGAAGTTACTGTACCAATCATAAATCTTCTTAACGATTGGTGCGGACTTTAGGAAGGTATCAACCACGGGCATGACGGCGTCCTGAATCATGCCGCCGATGATGGGAATGCTCGTCACTTTCTGGAGCACGCCTCCGATGGCGGGCGGCAGGTTCATGTAACTCTCTGCCGTGGTGTCGGTCATCATGACCTCGATGGTGAGTTCTGCCGGTTCGATGACGGCGTGATCGGTCATCGTGACACCCGTCTGCACGGGGTAGTTCGTCGGACGCACGCGGCTGACATGCTCCGTACGCATGATGCCGTCAAAGTGCATTCCACCGATCGGCCATCCCGGCGTACTGAAGAGGAACTGCTCCATGTTCTTGTAGCCGCTGAGAAAGTTCGCGATCTCGTAGTGTCCCGTGAGCTTGCCGACCTCCGCACCGATCTTCATCCAGTCGGGCTTCTCCTTCCCTGTCAGGAGGTCTGCAAAATAATTGATTCCATCAATCGACAGTCCATGCTCTACGCCCATCAATCCACCTCCCTAAATCAATACAGGTGCGCCCGTCATCGTACGGCTGCGCAGAATGTGTGCCCCCTGTTTTTCGAGCAGTGTCATGGTCTCGCGACCGACATTCTTTCCAATCTCCGCCGCGCTCTTGTTCGTGCCGTTCACCGTAACGCCGCCGACGTTGACTTGATATACGATGCTCCCCGCTTCTCCGCTGCGTTCCGGTGTGGGTGGCGGTGTCCCTGCCATCAAACCGTTATACAGGAGCGGATCGATCTGGTAGTTGGCAGTTGCGGCTGTCGGCAGGATATTTCCAACGACTTCTGCGGCATCAACGAGCGAGCCGAGGATCGGGTTCAGCTTTGCACCTGCAACGACCGCGTCTTTTACTGCGTCAATAATGCCGCCTTTGCTCTCCGCCTGCGGAGCTTCCTCTGTCGAGGAGGGTGACACTTCAGATATTGTTCCGTTTGCGCTGCTGTCTGCGGGAGTGCTCGTGCTGTGCTCTTCCTCAAGCCCTCCCCAGTCTGCGATAATCTTCTTCATTCGCTCCACAACGGAGTCTGCGTATTCGTTGATGGATGGATATTCATTCCCGTTGTAGTACTGCGGCGCATTTTTCACTGCCTCAGAATAATCCACTGCACCGGGACCGCCATACCACGCGATTGCTACATCACGCCAGTTCCCGAACTGGTTGTAGTACTCAAGCATTTTGTGGCGGGCGACAATGTTTTGATTCTCCTGCGTCATCGGAGCATCTGCACCAATTCCGGCATTCTCCGCCCATGACGGCCAGTTTTCCGGCATAATCTGAAATGCTCCCGAAGCACCGGAATCCGTGTTTACAGAATCATAATTACCGCCCGATTCCTGTCCGCTGATTGCCAGCATGGCAGCATCCACAGCTTTTTTGCTTGTACCGAATTCCCCGCCTGTTCCTCCGTGTTTGGAATCCTCCCCCTTGATGATCTGCCACGCCTTTTTGAAATCGCCGTCTTTCAGCGCGAGTAGTGCCCGCCCGAATTTGCCGACCTTCTCGATGGTACGGTCAATAATCTTTCCCAGCTCTTCCCAGAACAGGCGGAAGGGCCTACTGTCTCGCATAAAGGAGAGGAGCTCACTGAACAGTTTGATTGCCCGCGATACTGCTCGTATCAGTCCCGTGAACACGCTGAGCACCGCACGGATGGCATCGCGGAAGGTGTAGACGTGATTTGTCTTGCCCATCTCGCCGAACATCCCACGGAAGGCAATATTCACGAGATCGAGAATGACATTGAAAAGCTCAAGCGAGACTGCTGCGAGTTCTGCGATAGCGTCGATGAACTCGCGGTATTCCTCGGTCTTTCTAACCTCATCCGTGAGGTCTGCGATCCCATTAATGACGACCGCAACTGCATGAATGAGGCTTACGAACATTCCCCAGAGGAGTTCGACGGATTTGCCGAGCCCGTCCACTGCTCCATGCTTGTCGGCGGCTTCGTAGAACATCCGCAGACGATCAAGCAGTCCGCCGAGAATGCTCACCGTGATATGCCCGATCGCTTTCCCAAGCTCCCCAAGAACGCCGAGAAAGCTCCGCAGTTCATCGGAGTTCCCTGCACGCTCCATTAGTCGGCCAATGCTACGGGCAAACGCGAGCGTTCTGTCTTTCGCCGTGCCGCAAAGTTCAACGAACCGCTCCCAGAATGGCAGCGCCTCTTTCTTGAACTCCGCCCATCTCTCCTTTGCCGCTGCGATGTACTCGTTCAGCTTATCCCAGTATGCCCCAAACGCGGACTGCTTGCCCTCCATGTGACCATAGTAGTCGTCGATGAGGAGGAGCAAAGAACCGACGAGCATCATCATGCGGGTCAGTGGATTCGCTCTCAGAACGAGCATCAGTCCTGCGAGTGCCGCCGCTGCAATCTTCACACCGCGTGGAAAGCTCTCCCACACACCCCAGAGGGCTTTCCCGATATCGACGATGAGCGTCAGGAAGTGTCGCCCTACGTTGATGATGTAGACGAGCGTACGAGCGGCTTTCTCCGTCCAGACGCTCATGTTCTTTACGAACATATCGTTAAAACTGCGGAACTTCTCACGCGCCTCTGAGAGAGGACGGTTCAGGTACTTCATGAGATAGTACCCGACCCACGTCATTGCGTACGAGACCTCTTGTTTGAGCCGTATGAACTCAAACGTGAGATCGCGGAAGTTCTTCATTGTCTCGGCGAAGTCCCCGCCGATCTGCATCTTGCGTCCGTCTGCGGTGAGCTTCTCGAAACGCCCCATCAGCTCCGGTGTCAGCATAATGTCCTGGATGGATTCACCGAGGGCATCCGTCGCAGCCTTCATCGTCCATGCAGCATCCTTGCCGACCATCATCTGTCGGGACAGCTTCTGCATGGCGAGGTCTTGCGATGCGGCAGACTTCATCAGCCCGAACACGGACGCTGTCACTCCTGCGACCGCTGTCCCGATCATTGCTGATGCGCGGACGAAGTTCCGCGCCATGTTCCCCGTCGCTGATTCGACCGTATGGTCGAGACGGTTGATGGTCGCCTCAGCCTGAGTGAAGCCCGGCCGATCCAGACGCACACCCAGCCCGACAAGGTATTCCTGTATCAGCTCACCGATCATATATGGTTCACCTCCCTCTGTTCCTCTGCATAATCACGCGCACGACGGCGGTTCTCTCCCTCCACGATCATGATCTCGTGAATGTCGAGAAGATCGCCGAAGGTATACGTCCCGTCCCACAGTTCGTGTTGCTGCCATTTCCCTGCGATGACGGGCGCGTACACCCATGCGTTTACGTTGCGGTACTGGCAAAGCTCAAACTCTGGAGACCGGCTTTCAATTCCTTCAAGCCGTCTCCGGTGAAAAAACCCGCGAGGTTAAAGACAAGCGCGTGGATCGTCAGGAGAATAACGAACATCGCGTTATCCTCGATGTCCGCAACACCCCAGCTGCCGTTCTCATTGAAGAGCGGTGCGGTGCGGGCGGGCAACACCTCACCGACGACCGAGAGCACGTCGCGCTGGAAGGCGATGAACTCCCCCTTGCTCATCAGTGCACGGCTCGGCAGAGAGACGGCTGCGTCTCCCCCGTCTGCCTTGACGGCGTTCATCACCTTTGCCTCCATGCCCATCGGGAGCATCTTCTGCATCAACGTGAATGCGATGTAGCTGCCCGTGAATGCGTCAAAAGAGCGGATTTCAAATTTACGCCCCTGAATCTCAACGATCTTCTTTGTTTCCCGTTTCATGTCCTACCTCCGATTACATCTGAATGCGCTGGATATCCTTAAAGAGGAGCTGCCACGCTACGCGCTGCCCCTGTGCCTGCAGCGGCTCATCCGGTTCTTTGACAAACGAGCCGCCCGTACAGTAATAGGTCTTTCCCATCTTTGGAGCTTCGATTGTGACGGAGATTGTCGTCCATGCCGACGTATCCGCCTGCCAGCAGTAATTAAAAAGCCCCTGCATGAACTTGTGCAGGGAGCTGGTCTGCTGTGCATTGATCGTGACGTTACCGTTGTTGCCCGCGATCTTGCTTGCCATGATCGAACCATCGGCCGCAACATCGTGTACCGTGCGGTCGGTGATTTTCGAGACACTGATATCCCCTGCGCCCTCTCCCTGCACCGAAAACGAGCCGTAGCCGGGGCAGTTGATGGTCGCGTTGACATCTGTAAACGAATAGGTACTATGCTTTGCCATTCTTTATCCTCCCTTCTCAGCGGTTGACGTCCACCTGAATGGTGACGTGGTGAATCGCACCCGCGAGCTTCAGTGACACGTAGATCGGCGGGGCGTTGCGCGCATCGCGCTCCGCCTGTGCTTGATCGCTCATCGGCTCGTTCTGGATAAGATATCCGCCCGGCAGAACCTGTCCGTATTCGAGTGCCATCAGCTCCTCGCCCTTCCAGACGCCTTCCTGAATGAAGCCAACGCGGTTCATGTCGTCACAGACCTCCTTGACCGCCGCCTTGATGCGTCCCATGCCTGCCTCAGTCTGCGGGACTTTGTTCGCATTTACGAGCAAAGACATAATGCCGAGCTGCATGTCGTTCTTGAACTTGTCGAGGTAGATGATCTCATCGAACCACGAGCCGTCGCCGACACGCCCCTCCTCAAACACATCATAGTAGTTGCCACGGTTGATGTAGACGTTGCCGTTGTTCTTCTTGATGTTATTCAGGTCATTCGACGTGAACGTCTGCATGTAGTTCTCCGCCTGTACGCCGACCTCGCGCTTGTATGCGAGCGTGAATGCGCTATTGATGGTGGATGCGCTCATTGCGCCCATCGCCCAGCCGATTGCGGCGCAGATAGCGTCCTTGTGCGACGTGGAATACTGCCCGATGATGCGGCGGTATCCCTTGCTCTTGATCGTGCCGAAGATGCCGCCGTCCGCCGCCTTTGTCTTGTTGTCTGCCGTCGTAAAGGCAAACATGGTAGATGGCGTGCACGCCTCGACAAATTCCTGCACGGCGAGAAGATGTGCATCCGTGATGTCAGCACAGTAGATACCGACATACCACTCCGAATCTGCCTGGCGACATTCCTGTATGGTCTTGACGGGTGTCTCCTTATCGGCAACTTTCCCAATAGCGACGAGTGGCGGCTTCTTGCGCTGTCCAAAAATAAGCGCAGCCGCCTTGTAGAGGCGATCCTCTGTCGTGAAGCCAGCCTGAAGCATAGATGTCAGGCTGTCGTAGGTCACGATGCGCTTGTCAGCAAAGTCCGCGACTGTACCTACATCCCCCATGAGCAGAGCGAGGTTGAACTGATTGCGTGCCGGTGACATTGCCGCCAGATTGACGACGATGTTGACCACGGGGTCAAGCGGCAGCACGTTTTTGAGTGCCATATATTTTCCTCCTTTATGGAATTACCCGCCCGCCGATAGCGACGCGTTCAATGCGTCCGACGTTTTCGGGAGCGAGGCGATAGAGTGCGTTGAAACGCAGAGCGATGTCCCACCTGTCCCACCACTTCCCTGCGAAAAGCTCGGGGACTCGCATGCAGGTCGGCAGATTCGGGACGATGAACACGTCCTTCTGTGCGAGATTCCTGCGCACCGGCTCGTAAAAGAAGCCGTCCTTCAGGAGATTTGCGATCTCGTACGACCTGCGCCCGTAGGCGGTCACCTGTAAGTCCCACACGCGCGTGCGTGCGGTATCTCGGTAGACGGTCTCATCCTCTGCGCGGTACAGACTGTCTCGCTGCTTGGCGTAGTCATCGTCTGCCTCGGAGAGATATAGAAATAGAATATCGTCGCCAATCTTCCAGTCAGGCGCACCACTCTCGGGGTATCGCCAGCGAATGAACTTATCGGGGTTCTTGATGATGTTCGCCGTGATTGCGGCAACCTCACCCCAGAAAAGTCCTTGTAATTCTGTGTAGGTCATTCCTCATCCTCTCCCATGCGTGCCCCGATCGCCTTGTAGTAGCCGTTCGCAGCGTAGTCGAAGGTCTGAATCAGCTTATAGCGATACCCCTTCCAGACGCACACATCCGAGGTCTTCTGCGTGTCCGATACATCGAGGCTGACCTCATCCGTGATAAAGGTCTTCATGCCGTTCACGCGGTCAGCGGTGTCCAGCAGCTCGAGGTCTTTGCTCGAAGACGGCTGCACAATGCCCTCGACGACGACCGCCGTCGTTTTCTTCTGCAGCTCGCCGCGCACCCACTCTGCCGCGCTCTGCTTGATGACTGTGAACGTGGTACAGAAATCGGGGTCATGGACGATCTCCGATACATTGATTGCCATGTGATCACCCCATATCTCGGATGACGTAGGTGATGGACTTGCGCATCTCGCCCGTGTCGATGAGCGGGCGGTCGCTGCCCTTCTCCCCAATCGTGCGCTGTGAGTTCGGCGGCCACTTATTCTTGGGATTTTCAAACCAACCACGAGCGGCATTCTGCGCGACCATTCCCGCAAGTTCAAGTCTGCGTTCTGCCCCTGCCATGTCTCCGTGCATCGCGGCACGAGATGCCCCTGCGATCTGTTTCCCGATCGCCTCCTTGCTGTCCCTGATGGCAGGTTCGAGCACGGGGCGCGGCGGTATGGCATAGGCGGGGCTCCCGTGCGTCTGCACATAGAGACTGTGCGCCGCACTGTAGAGCATCCCCGCATCGATGTTCTGTTTCATCTCTGCACGCATGACAGGGGCGCGTACGCCGTGCGTGTGGACATAGAGCAGTTCAGCGTTGTTCACCATGTCGCTGCCCGGACGCTGCGCCTCCTCCTGCGGAATACCGACGAGGACTTCCTTTTTCGTCAGAGAATGGAGCTTATCTACCATCGCAGAAAAGCCCCTGCCTGACTTCGTGACGGTCGCTGTACCTGTTACCATACGACCATCCCTCCTACTGCGTGCATCCGTGCGAGGGTAATGAACTGCTGCCCGTAGGCGGTCAGCTTGTATGTCCCCCAGCCCGCGAAATCTTCGTTGACGCTGCCGAAATCGTAGGATACGGAAATATCGCCCGCGCTCTTGGAACTTTGCAGCCCCTTTGCAAGTCCCGCCGCGATCTTCTTCTGTACGGCATCGTCCGCCTTTGTCGCCGTCTGCAGATAGAGTGTCAGCCAGTGCGCGATGTAAAGCCCCATGCAGATTTCCCATGCGTCGTGATAACGCGCTTTGTGGATGGAGGACTGTGCCATATTGACCCATGCTTTCAGCATGACCTCCGGCACAGTTCCCCCGCCGAACTGCGGATATGCTACGAGAAAATCATCGACCGTGTAATCGGGATTGCCGCCCGTTCGCACGTTCGACGCAGCAGCGATGATGCCGAACACATCTACATCTGCGTACATCATGGCTTACTCCTTCTTGGCACTATTCCCCTCTGCAGGCGTGGTGTCGCCGTTTTTATCCTTATCGGCGTTCTCCTGCTGCGTCTGCTTCTTTCCTCCAGATTTCTTCTCTCCGTCGCCATCCGCATGAGGGTTGTCGCCGGCGACCTCGATCACACCATCTGCGAGTGCCCATCCGTACATCGGGTCTTTCTCCACCCAGTCGGGGAGCGTCGCGAATGCGTACGGCTCTGCCGTTACAATCTCCTGGGTCTCGGGATTGCGGAATCCGATCTTCTGTTTCGCTACGAGTTTAATCATGCTGCGCCTCCCATCAGATGCCGTCGCGGTAAATGAACGGCTCGAAGTAGTGAATTTTGACCTGTCCGACGTTCGCCATGTAGAGGCTGTCGTAGGACGCTGTGCCGACGTTCGGCTGCGTCATGACGCGGCTCATCGGTACGGGCACATCCATTCCGACAAAGCGACGCTGATTGACGTAGGCAACCATGCGGTTCTTCTTGCCGACACCCGCGCCGATACAGAAGCGGCACTCAGCGATCACGAGGTCAACGCCCTTTGCCTTTGCGATGTTGTGATCGACGAGGTACTGCATGATGGAGACAGGCGTCGGGTAACCATTGACGCTCACCATCGTGCGGTTGATGTACGCGAAATTTGCAGGGTCGATGAGGATGTGGTTTGGGATGGCACTGTTGTCGTACTGCGCCCCCGTCCAGCCTGCGATGATCGCCTCGTCGATGTCGTTCAGGATTTCGGTCGGTGTCTTGTGCGCCCAGTCAGTCTGACCGCTTGCACCCGCCGTGACCGCCGTCGCCGTGATCTGCTTGTCGTTGAGCAGCCCCGTCGTCCCGTACGCCTCCTGTCCGAGGTAGGTGTTGATGTCCATGTACTTGTCGTAGTCGAGGCGGATGCCGTCATTGTAGATGTCCTCAATGCTGCGCCCTGTGACCGCACCGCGCAGCTGATCCTGAATCTTGATGGACATGGAGACCTCGTACGGGAGCACCTTGTAGAGGTCTTTAGAGAGATCTGCCTGAATCCGACGTACGGCGTTCTGGATGCCGCCAACGCCATCCGCCTGACCGCCCGTGACGCTGTACTCGACGTTGAACGCCGACGTTGCCTCAACCCATCCGCCACCGCTCTCAATCTCGATGTCGCGCGGGTAGGTCGTACTGGTCAGCGGCTCACGAAGGAGCGGATCGAGTTTCCAGCTCGCTCTCGAGGAACGCAAGCCCGCTCGATACGGCTGCCGCATCCATTGTCAGCATAGACGTTCCACCGCGCTGCGGCGGGGACGGAAGGTTATACTGTTTCTTCATATCTCTGTGTCTCCTCTCTCTTACACACCCTGCCGCATGATGATCGTGAGCTCTGCGACGCTACGTGCATCCGCTCCGCTCGACCACTTCACACCCTTGAGTTCGACGCAGTTTCCTGTCTCATTCGCTGCACCGAGATCGCCGATCTTTGCCCCGGCAGGGCTTGTGCCGCCGACGACCTTCGTACGGACGTAGACCTTCGCGCCGACCTTTGCCGTGCCCCATGCACACGTTGCGGAGATGCCGCCACGCTGAAGCACGTCACACGGCTCACCTGCCGTGTAGTAGCCAAAATTCTGGTAGGGGTACACCTTCGCCGACTTGACCTTGCGCATGGCGATTCCTGCGAAGTCCTCAGCAGTATTCGTCGCACCAAAGAGCGCGACCGAGCCGTCGTCTTTCTGGACAACGGGTGCGCCGAATGGGATGTCCGCCGCCCCTGTAGCGACGGGGCGCGTGCGGCTGACCTCATCGCCCTGACGGGACGCCTGTCCCGGATAGCCGTATGTCATGTTGATTCCGATGGTTGTTCCCGGCATTTACTTTTCCTCCTTCTTGCAGTGCGGGTTGCGCTTGCGGCAGTTCTCGCCGAATGCACGCATGGACTGTGCCAATGCTGCGGCATCTGCCGTCTTGCGACGCTGCGAGAACGCACCGTAACCGCCAGGAAGCGGCTGCGTGTCCTTTGTGCGCATTGCCTTCTTGAGCGTGCGCGAGAGTGCATCTGCTGCACGTCTCTGCTGTCCTGCAGGCATCGCCGCGATAAACGGCTTCATCGTACGGATGACCGAGAGCGCGAGTGCCTTGTCCGCCGTGGGTGCGGGCTGTGGGTCATCCGCAGGGGTTTCCTCCGGATCTTCGTCCTCGAGTTGCTCCGGTGGTACAGTCACACTCTCCTCCTCGGATTCGTCATCCTCGGTCGGCTCAGGATCGCCCTCCTCCAGCTCCTCCTCGAGTTCGTCCAGTGTATCCGTTTCCTCTGACTTCTCGTCCGGCTCTTCGTCTGGGTCGTCGTCCTGCGTCTGCGCCTTCGTGAATGCGTCAACCTTAGCATTGAGTGCGGCGACCGCGTCCATGAGTGCCGCGACATCCTTATCCTGCGTCTCCTGCGGCTCGTCAGGGGTGCCTCCGCCCTCCGCCTCATCGACGGCACGTGCCGCCTCGCGGACTTCCTCCGGCTCTGCATCTTTTACGAATGCCGCAAACATCCGATGCAGAATGCTGCCCTTTTTTGCCATCTGTTTTCCTCCTTCTGGCTTTGCCTTGGCGTCGCGGATTGCTACTTCGTGCCCCGCACGCCCGTCTTCAACCACGGCGACATGATTGCCGATGATATCCATCTGACAGTATGTGCCGTCGTCTCTCTCAATGTATTTGCACTCGTAGCCGCACGAAATTTCCCGCTTGCCCGCGTCAATCTTCGCGATGAGCGCGGCATCGTACACAACGAGATCACAAATCAGCTTATCCCTATCCTCCCCGCTGCCGCGTCGGACATTCTGCACCGTCCCCTTGGTGTAGCTCGCATAGTTGGACGCATCCACACCGACGGGCGGGTGATCGTCTGTCACGGGCTTGCCCTCGAAGGACGCGACTGCCGAGGGCTTGAACACCTCGCTCTCCTCGCGGTAGACCTCGAGGAAGCCACTGTCACGGTCTTTTACGCCGAGCTCCTGCGGCATGTATTCCTGCATCCCCGTGCGGCAGATCGGGACACTGTGACACACGAGGAATCCCTCGGGAGTCTTCGTCATGTGGGGCGAGAACCTTGCCCCGTAGAATGCTTTCAATGGACATTCCCCCTCTCAAAATTGGCATAAGAAAAGCACCCTTTCGGGTGCTCCGTGTGCGGTATTTGATTTATTCCTCGAGAAGCCCGAGGACTTTCCACTTCTTGTACAACTCTGCTTTGCGGCGTTCCATCTGCAGGGCTTTCTCGGTTTCTTCGTATTCGGAGAACACTTTATAGTACCACGAAAGTCCGAAGATATGCTGGCTGACAATCGCATCCTCGGTGTAATCTTCAAACTCATCGCGATGCTTCTCTGTTTCCCGCTGGATGATGTCTTTCTCTTTGTCATTCAGCGTTGCCATGAACTTTTCCATCTTAGTCATCGAGAATCACCTCCTCATAGGTTATGATTTCCCCGCCCTTTTGCTCTATCTTCATTATGCGAGTTTTTGTACCTTTGTCAAGCAAGAACTCCAGCTCTTCGGCGTGAGCGGAAACACTTTTTATATAGCCTCCTTTTGCCTTTTTCGGAACAAAAAAATGACGCACAACACTTTTGCTGCCATACGTTATTCTCTCCGATGGATTTGTTGACAAAAAAGAAGCGTTGGTGAATACCGTCCCATCCTTCTGCATCCTTTGTAAGTCTTCGAATGTTGCTCCGCTCAGATTATCCTTTGTTGCCCAGTCCATCAGAGATCCACCACGCTTGACCCACATATTCGGGTGCTCCATCTTTGCAAGTCCCGCACTAATTTGATCTACGTCTTCTTGAAGGGATTCTTTCGTGTGTTTCCCGTTCCCGTCAACTTTCCCATAACACAGGTAATCGCGCAGATGCACCCATGTATCTGTGTATCCATAGACAGCATCATGTTCTTCTTTTGTGAACTTTGCTGTCTGCGCCGAGCCATACTGTACTTCAAAGTTTTTGAAGGCGGGGTCAATAACTCCTTTATATCCCTCTACAGCATACAGCCCCAGCGTCCCCTTCGGTGTGCTGATTCCAGTCGTTGCCTTAGTGAGTTTGGTTTTGGACAGCCCCTTAGTTTGCAGTTGCTCCAACGTAAACTTTGCGGACTTTGACGGCACAAACTTCTCCACACCGTTACATACAATCGACGCAACCGTGTTTTTGAACTCCGTCTTGCTAATGTTTCCATTTTGGAGTTCTTCGTATGCGTGCTTGATTCCTTGGACGGATTTATCATCAAGAAAATTTTCTTGTTTGATGCTTGCTACGATACGTGATACTTCATAATCATCGAAGGATGGATTATCAACCTCGGACGTCGCACACGCCGCCAATTCGTCAATGTTTTCAGCCGTTTTCTTTGCCTTGGACTTCGCCGCTGCCTTCGGATCTTCCTGTTTCGGCTTCTCCTTCGGCGTAAACTCGTGCTTCGTCTTGCCCGTCCACTCCTTTCCGCTGAACTTCCCTCCCACACCGCCGTCAATCTTTCCTTCCGTAAGATGCACCTTCGAGCCGTTGATCGTGCGCCAGTTCTTCGGGTCAGGGTCTTTCGGGTGAGCTGCGTCCATCGTCATTCCCTTATGTATGGCGTAGGCGTCCAGACGCATGGAGAGCGCCATCAGTCCGAGCGCGACGCACCTCATTTTGTTTCTCACATCAGAATCCTCCTTCAAACCGTTTCCTTGGCATACGCTCAACGAGTCCGCTGTGATACACACGCATCGGGAAATTCAGTAAATCCAAATCAACCACAGGCTCCGGGTAACACCTGCAATTCGGGCACTGCCCTGCGTGATAGTGCCCGAGCGTGTTCTTGTACGGCGTGCCATCGACGTGGCGCAGGGGGAACAAGTCCTCGGGCGCGGGCGGGTCGCTCCAACGTACGAGCACGCCGCTCATGTGCCGGTGACTGGATCGTGTCCTGCCGTCACCATTATTGCCTCCGCATGCCCGCCACACATACCAGTCCAGCCCCAGGTCTTCCGCCCGTGCCCGCACGAGGTTCGTCTGCGTCATGGACACCTGCGTCCGTGCGATCAGCTGCGCCCGTGCTTTTGTGTCCTTGGGGAACATCATGCGGATTTCATCAGCGATGTCCGATGCCCTGCGTCCCTTCATTGTTTCGCGTGCAACGTAGGCAGTCACGTCATCGGCGATGTTCTTCGGGAGGGTCTTGATAAGGGCAGCATTCTCCTTCACAAGTGCCCGTATTCGCGCCCCACGTGCCCCCAGAAGCTCTTTTTGTAGTGCTTGGTATATCTCCCTTCCCCTGCCGTTATTTCGAGCCGCCTCGCGCCATGTACGCCCAGTATCATCGAATAGTGCCGTCACCATCTTGAGCGCGATTGCCTCTGAGAGACGGATGAAGTCGGGCGTCTTTGCGAGGTGTTCGAGCGTCGCGACAATGAGCTGCGGATCACTTGTCTCGCCGACGTGCATGACGATCCCTTTTGCGATGTCGAGGAGTGCCCGCCGAAACGCCACCTCAATCCTACGCTTCGGCATCCATAGCGGCTGGTTCATTCATCTTCCCCCTCGGGATTTTCCTCTTCATCCTTCCTCGCCGAGTGAGGGGCTGCGCCCTCTTCCTGTTCTTCACCATCACCGCCACCGAACATACCGCCCATCAGATCGCCCATTCCCTCATCCGGCTGCATGACCGAATCATCGGCTTTCTCGATGTCCTCATCCGTGATATTCGACCACATTCCAGTCATTTCGGACTGCTGGCGCAGTTCCTTCAGTGCCGTCCGTTGGCTGACCATGCCCGCTTGGAACGCCTTTGTCACGCTGTCCGTGTTCTTCGAGGCGAGGTCTGCCATCTCATCATCACGCGGACGGCGGATGGGATTAAACTCGTAGTCCCAGTCATCGGGAATGCCTCCGAGCGTCGAGATGAACATGACAGGCAGAATCTTGTCATACACAGGGCGCAGCTCTGCCTCCTGCTTCTCTTCGATTGTGTCGTAGTAGTTCTGCATATCGCTCTCACCCGTGGCGTTCATCCCCGCCGGGCTGCGTCCAAAGAGTTTTGTCACGGGGGTCTCTGCTGCCCCTGCAACATCCATCATGAAGCGGTCGTAAGTCTCCCCAATGCCACCGAATGTGTACTGGTGCGTCTCGTAGGTGTCGTTTTCTCCGAGGACTTGGATGCTGTTATTGTTCATCATGGCGTTCATGCCTTGGACTGTGTTGTAGAGCTGCATCTGCGCCTGTTCGTTCCCGACGGCGAGGACTTGACTCATGCCGTCCATCTTCATCACGCGGAGGTTTGCCATGAACGTCAGCATGGCGATGTTCCAGCTGACGTTGTCGCGCTTCTTGAGTTCGTCAAAGACGTGCTCCAGCTCCGACGCGCCCCAGTAGGTCTCTGCAAGCTGTTCCAGATACGGGAGCGGTCGTCCCATGAAGCGGATGATGCGGCTGTGATGCACACGGATACCGACCGTCAGCGCGTCGCTGGATACGGTGTAGTACTCCGGCATTCCAAACTCAGGATCCGAGATGTCTTCGACGAGCTTGTCCTCGGGCGTCACCCCCGACCATCGATCGAGGACGAGCAGCCCCTTGTACGAGCCGGGCATCACGGTGTCGTAGTCGAGCTGCTGATCCAGCTGGTTCTCGTGTCCCTCAATCATGATGAGTGCCCCTGCGCCGCCGTAAAGCCGTCCCCATTTCAGTCCTTCGAGAATGCGGCGGCTGGTGCGCGTTGTGCGGTCACAGCGAACGATCTTTTTGATCTGGTCGGGCGAGAGCTGTGTCAGGATATGGTATCCGTTCTTGATCATGTCTTCGGGCACTACGTCGATAATGCGGCGCACAATCCAATGGGAGCGGTAGAGGCTGTTGATCGTCTGCCAGTCTCGCGTGAACCGTGTCAATTGGTACGCTGTCGCTTCGAGCGGATTCGGTGTGAACACACCCGTGCGTGTCATCGGGTTCTGAAACGCGTCGTTTGTTCTCTGCTGCC